CTCTTTCTTGAGCATTTGATGGGATTCTCATGTCTTAATCTTCAAATTATCTGGATCTCGCAAGGTTGATTTCGGATCTACTCTAGGTCCTGATTGTATGCCAGCCTGAGATGGTGTCAAGCCTACCGATTCTCCTTGTACGGATTTGATTGCACGACCCGCCAACAGAGATTGCATACTCAGTCCTTGGAAGCCACCACCCCAGATTGCCGCATCACCAGGGCGGGCTTCTTGCGGTTGCGGTTGCGGGTTCTGTTGAGGTTTGATCTTGTCTTTGTTGACCCCTCTTTTACGGGTTGCGTACTTTTCGGCTTCTGCGTAATCTTTTTCTTTGAATTTGTTTTTACGGGTAAGGTATCCGCTTTGGTTTTCACCTTCTCTAGTGGTTTTGATGTTGGACATATCGAACTCGATGGCGAGTTGCTTGGTTGACTTGTCGGTAAAGCGGGTTTTCGCTGAAAGCATTGCTGGAGCTTGGAGAAAAACGATAAAAACTTCATCTTGACATCCTTTCATTGGGCATTGCGCCTTGGTACTCTCAAAATACCCGTGTGTTGGGCATTTGTAATCGTGTTTAACTGCCATATTATCCCCTTCTTAACTGTTCATCTAATGTACTAATTGAATAATCATACTTCTTGGTAATGCCTAACTTAATCTTAATCTCTCCATTAACCAATTGCAAGCCTGTGGTGCGTTGCATGGCTGGCTTGGCTTCTTTTCTAAACTGAACAAACTTGCTGGTATCTCGGTTTTGCATGATGGCTACTTCGCCATCTTTCCATTCGTTATAGGCTTTGCTTACCCGTCTTTGCACATACTCGGTCAATGGCTCTGCTTCTCTAAGGAACACATCCCGCAATTGACTAACCGATACACCGCATAGATCGGAGAATAAGGGGATGCTAATTCCTCGGTTATGGTCTGCTAGGAATCTACGCATGATGCGCTTGAGTTCTGACTTAGAAAGCGTGGGTTTCATTGTCCATATACTCCAATGCGTTTGAGATAGTCTGACACATTGCGCCCGACTGTTAATTGCTCTGGGGTAAAGTCATCTTGCACCCGTGATACCTGACGGCTAATTTTTTGTGCAATCAGTCTAGGCTGGACTTGCTCTGCGTAAGCTGCACACGCTAGAGCTGAAGCAATAACACGGTCATCCTTATTGCGCCCAGAAGCCATAATTGAGCCACCATCCCGCACCATGGTTTTCATTTCTTCAATGGTGTCCATGTCGTAAATGTCCATCATGCCACGCTCAAAGTAATCCTTCATGTAGGTGAGCATCCGTTCCTTGGTCGCAGCGGTAGTCAGCCAGCCAATGCTGTTGGATATACCTCCCAAGGTATCATTTCTGCGCCAGATGTAGTTCTGCATATTGGCGTACACATCCATTAGGTCTTTACCCAATGCGCTACCCATGTTGGCTGCTTGGCGCTTGAGGTTCTTGAGTTCGTTAATAACTGCTTGACCTGGACCATTTACCTCTAGGTTTAAGGTCGAATTCTTGTACGCACCAGCCAAGTGCGCAATAATCCACGCAAATTGGTAAGTGTTAAGCTCTGAAGTCGCAAAGGAAGCCACTTGCTCAAGCCCGTCAGCATATACCCGATAGACCTGAATACAGAAACGATCAGCCCAATCAGAACTACCGTAAGCGGGATCAGCGCCAATAACATAATAAGCAGTATCAACAGGCTGCTCCCAAACTTTGAGCGAAGCCAATCTTTCTGTGGATTTAAGGACTTCAGTATCTTGGAAGTTAACTCCAAAGCTGTATCTAAAATATTCACAATCCATTCGCTTAATCTTTTTGACGGCATCCGTACACCTCGCATTAGAAAAGAAAGAAGTTCCCGTCATCACAAAAGCGTAGTCCTCAGTCGGTGGGAACTCTTGGTACATTAGGCTGTCATCTTTAATACCTTCATAGAGCTTCCAACGCCACCATGCTATTTGACGGCTATTGATTTCAAAGTTGTACAGTTTCTTAATATCCCGTACCCATTCTTTTTCCTCGCCTGATAGCTTGCCATCCCAATACACTTTGTAGGTTTGACCTTCAGGATCTAGGCTGTAGAGTTCATTGCGCCACCAGCCACAGAAAATAGCCCGTTGGGTTCTAGCCCGTTTAGCGGTGACATACATATCGTGGAACATATTGAAGCCACGGGCAGTCGATTCAAACAAGTACATCCGATCTGGGTTGGTTTCGGCTAAGGAAGCCAATAGGGAAGCTAGTCCTTCTTCATCTCCCCAAGAACTTGTTTCCGTACCATGTAGGTATGTGATAGCCTTTCCACGACCAAGTGAACCTTTTGCTCTAAGTCCAGCGACTTGATAAAAAAGACGGCTGCGGTTCTTGAGGGAAAGCTGATTCCGATTGTGGGCAAGAAGCGGGATTCGATACTCTTTGGGTAAACCTTCCATATACATGGCAAGGGTGCTTCGGAACATATCTCGGTTTTCTTCGGTGTCTGTGGTGAGCGTTCCTTGCAATCCTGGATGGGTGAAGTGCCAGTAGAGATCAAGTGCGAGTGATATTGTAGTGATGCCAAGTTGCCTTCCTTTCAGGATGACAAAGAAATGCACATCCTCTGCCAACCCTTTTTTGATTTCATTCATTACATAGGTCTGCGTACCGAGCAGACTGCCCATGCGCTTTAGTCCTTGCTCTTTGGTTTCAATCTGTAACTGAGAACAAAAGTTGTAAAACTGGTTAAGGTTAAAATCCATTAAGTTTTAATCCACGGTAATTTGTTGTCAAACTTCTTTAGCATCCAGGCATTGCCTTGTTCAAAGAATTCTTTTTGCACCCCGCAACCACCACCTAAGCGGAAGTTAAAGGTATGCCGATTGGTGCTTGTAAAGTTCGGGAATAGTTGCTTTGCTGCGTTATAAAAGTGGCGATCTACGGCTAAGTCTTTGTTGTTCAGCAATATGGCAATCTGGCGTAGCTTGTCCGTTTTCATACCCCACATACACCAGTCCACAAAATGATGTCCTTCAATATTCCAGGCGTGGTGGTTTTCCCCTAGGGCTTCGCAATCATCGTGAAACAAAAACTTGCCGTCTTTGTCATACACCTTGCGTAAGCTATGCGCCCAGTCGTATCCTTGGTCAATCTTTTCCATGATGGACTTCACATGATGTTCGTCATACCAGTCATCGTCATTGCAAAAGAAGGTCACATCCTCGGTAATGAGCTGTGGTGCAGCAGCTAACCAGCGCTGACCTAACCAGCCATTGCCACCAATGGTATTACCCCAATAGGACCAACGGGCTTCGTACTTAGCGTAATCCCTCGTCATATCGTAGAACTGGGCTATTGCGTGGTCATCTTCACCATCGCACAGCACATAATGGGTGCATGGGTACGATTGGTGTGCCACACCCCGTAAACAGCGTTCTAGCTCTTTGCGACCCGTGGTAACGGTAACGACTGCTGCGGTCTTTTTCATTGGTGTTTGTTTAGTTTCTTTAGTTCAAAGTTCGGAATATCCCAATACGCTACCTTTAATCTGGCTTCGTGGTTACGGGCTAGATTAATAAGCGCCACATAAGTCATGTTTGAATAGTTCTTTTTCCATTCATCTGCTAACTTTACCTTTTGGCGCTTAGTCCGACAAGCAATAGCTTTGAGCATTTCGGTTTTATACAGTAGGCGTTCTTCGGTTAGCTTCTCAATGTCGCTCTTGGCTATCATCCTCACCTACCAAAACCCGTAAACGATCTAACTCAGCCTGGGCTTGCATTAGCAGCTTGGAACTTTCAGCATGAACTCGCATTAATTCGTGGAATACTTGCTCCTTATCCATCGCCCAAATGCGTTGCATATACATCTTTTTGGCATCATCGCTAGCTTTTTCAATGTACTGATCGACAGTCATCGTGCCATTTGCTTGTTTTATTGAGTTCTCCATACCCGTACCCCATCCCCTTCTCGCCTAGCGATAAACTTTTTACCTGACACTTTGCCAGCTCGGTAGTTGGCATTGCACACAATTTGTATCTTTGCTTGTGGAATTACAAAGCTCTCTCCAATGTCCATGATCTTATATGGGTACACATTGCGCTTTTTCTCAGGGGGAATTGGAATATTCTTTTCAATCTCTATATTCATCTTTACATCTCCTTTCATAACCATATAATACACAACATGATACAAACATACAATGAATATCATCTTGGTGACCAGCTAATCCACCTAAACTATCTTAGGCGACTGTCCTACCTCTATCCCGACTACATTTTTCGCCATTACTGCCAGGACATCTATATCCCGCAGTTGCTTGCAGTAGTAGAGGATTTAACGACTATCGAGATTCTCCCTCTACGGGAGAGGGCAAATTCTGCAACGAACGCCTGGCTTGGCGTGGATGGCTGGTTTTACCGACACCCCAAACAGCGCCATTGGGTTGATCTGCACCTAGACTGGTTTGACACCCTTTCCAAGCAGCTAGGCGTGGAGAACCCGATACGGACTAAGTACGACCTACTCTTTGAGTACCCCGCATTACGCAAGAAGGTCTATCAGCCATTTGATGTCCTCATTATCAATTGCCCACCAGGAAGCAACCAGCTACCCACCTTTTCCCCAGGCAAGTTTGAGAGCCTAACCAAGCTGCTTTGCAAGGACATGGATGTGATTACGGTATATCCCACGAAACTATGCCCAAGTACGCTAGAAATGCACATGACCGTAACCGAGATCGGTAACCTAGCGCAATACTGCCAATACATTGTGGCGGTGGATACAGGACCGTTGTGGACCACCTATAACCAATGGAACATAGACTCCATTCTTGGTAGAACCATCTACACGACAACCTTCGATTCCATAGACCTTACAGCGAATACCGACATACTTCAGAAAATCTGATTTTTCTTTGGGGTGGGCTGGGAATGGGGTGCGCACTTTTCAAAGTCCAAACCCAATTAAATAGCCAAACAAACAGAAAACAACCACGCAAAAAAACGATCGTGACCAAATCCCAAATCCGAAATGATTTGTTTAAGCGTTTACCATTGCCTTACCCATGTTTGAAATATCCCCTTTTCGCAAGAGGGGAAAGTGTGGCAACCACACTTAAATTCAATCTAACCCCCTTACCTATATATAAGCTATCTACTACATTCCTATACATATTATATATATATATATCTATATACATATAGAAAATAGACGATAGACTATATCTATCTATATACGATAGTTGATAGAAATATATCATTAGACTATCATCTAATCATGTATAATCAATCTATGCAAACTAATTGCATAACCTAACTTAAAGGAGATTTAAAAATGCGTGAATATACAGATCAAGAGAAATGGGAGCGTAACGCCTTTGGAATGACGGCAGCTCAATTAGATCGTGAGATCGAATCTCAATCCTATACGGGTTTAGAGCTGCTTTACGGCATGGGAATATTGAGCGATTGCCAGGAAATACTTTCGCATAGCGATTGTGATGATGCTGAAGATTTACGCAAAATGCTTAATAGAGTTAAGTACATCATTGATGAATACATGGAGAAACATAACATTCGCTAATCAACCAGGCGGGTCAATCCCGCCTAATTTAAACCTAACCTAACAGGGATATACATCATGCAACAATCAATTTATGACAATGTAACAAACCGCATCATTGAAGAGCTAGAGAAAGGCGCTGCGCCATGGGTTAAGCCCTGGAACGCTAGCTCTAGCGAAGATCAAAATATTGTGAGCCATAAACCATACCAGGGCATCAATAGAATCATCCTGGGAATGAGTGGTTATACATCACCTTTATGGGCTAGTTTTAAACAATGGCAATCATTAGGCGGTATGGTAAAAAAAGGCGAAAAGGGTACGCAAATTGTTTTTTACTCTCCAATTAAAAAAGAGGGAATTAACCCCGAAAATGGGCAGCTTGAGAGTAAGGCATACCATTGTTTAAAGAGCTATTTCGTATTCAATGCTAGCCAGGTGGAGGGCATCGAATTTCAAGCGCCTAAGCCAGCTATTGAGCAATTTAACCCTGTACCAGCATTAGATGATCGTATTCAAAAAACGGGCGCTATCATCAAACATGGGCATAACCAGGCATTTTATAGACCTAGCGAAGATTTTATTGGTATGCCTGATAAAAACATATTCAAGGGTGAAGAGCATTACTATGCAACAGTATTGCATGAATTGACTCACTGGAGTGGCGCTAAACATCGTTTAGATCGTACAAAGGGCGCTAGGTTTGCGGATGCTGCTTATGCTTTTGAAGAGCTGGTAGCTGAAATGGGCGCAGCTTTCTTATGCCAGGATTACGGGATCAGTGGAGATTTGCGCCATGCTGATTATATTGGTAGCTGGCTTAAATGCCTGAGAGCTGATAACAAGGCGATATTTAACGCAGCAGCATTAGCGCAAAAAGCAGCAAACTACATAAACGAGCTAGATTGTTTAACTAACCAGGCAGCAGCCTAGAAAGGGTTAAAAATGAGCTATATATCCGAAAACCAAATAAACCAGGCGATTGAGTTAATTATCAATACAAGGGATTTTTGCGGGGATGAAAAGCAAGCGATTAAAGATTTTTGCCAGGATGAAAAGATAAGCGAATGGCAAAAGGTTTACAGGATCGCCAATTTTAGGGCAAATCATCGCTGGAATGAATACAAAAAACAAGCGGGCGTTAATCCTAAATATTGCTTTTAGTGCTACCTGGTAAGCGCTTAGAAATAGGCGCTTATCGGATTAGCATTGTGCTAGTCATAACCTAATTAACCTAATGGGGGATATATGCAATTTAAGGATCTATCAATTCACAATGTTTTTAAACTCAATGGCACATCCTGGGTTAAGCAATCAACCAGGACAGCGCATTTATGGGGTAATCCTGGGCGCTGGTTTTACTTTAGCTTGAATGAATATGTAACCCTGGATAGCTCAAAATGAGCGCTAAAACCAAATATAGCGCTTACTGTTATTGGGCAGCTAAACAAGGCATCCAGGCGCTTAGTTTTAACGCCTGGCTTTCTACTGTTAAACCTGGGAGATTAGACTAAATGATTAACTACAATGACAGTTTTCTAGATAAGGTGATCTTGATTCTATCCTGGATAGCTCTATTATCGTTTTTAATGCTGTTTTAAGCGCTTTTCTCACTCATTTAAGGGGTTAGTATATCTAACCCTTTTTTATTGCCTTAAAACCCCGTTTATTCAATTTGACCTATTTTTGCGCTAGGCTTTTAGGGCTAGTGTTATTCACCTATCCAAGATACCCATGTATGGGATCTTGCTATTCACAGTATTAGTCGATTCTCTACGCATGATGGGACTTAGCTCAATACTGACCACTTTAAACCACGCTACCTGATGCGCCTAGGTCATTCTGGGCGTTACCCGTCATGCAACCCCGATGGTGAACCCCAATTGATTTCAGAACCCCATACATAGATGCTTCTATACGATGTATAACCTACGATGTCTAACCTACTACTATGTTCTATTCTACTACTATGTCTATTCTACGAAGTTATATGATAGAAAGAGAATATAGGGATTCTATTCTACGAAGTATCTATTCTACGATGTCTATTAGAACTACTATGTCTATTCTACTACTATATATATATTACTATATATCTATTATATAGAATTCTATGTATGCTTTACGAAAGATACATGATTAAAAAAATAGTTGCATTAGAAAAAGTAATGGTGTAATCTACGCTTGTAGCACCTAATCAGATAACCTAACTAGAGGACAATTCGTATGAAACTATGCACTAGCTGTATGCACCTACGCTCAGGTGATGAGTGTTCTGTATTACCCCAAGTCAATCCTGTTAACGGCAGACCAATCTATTCGTTTGCATATACCTATCGCATGAATGAAGAACGATGCGGTATGGATGCCAAGTGGTTTGAAGAAATAGACCACGAAGCGCTTGATGAACTATCCACAATTCCATTCGGGAGATAAACCATGGCAAGAACCAAAGGTAGCACCAACACAACCACAACTCTACAAAAGCGTATTACAGCGTTAGAAGGATTAGTAGAGCGCCAAGATGAAGCAGTCGAGCAAGGACTAGATGAGATTGCAGAGCTACGCAAGCAAGTAGATTTCTATCGTAAGCAAGTTAATCATCTAATTGCACTACTCAATATCATTACTAGGGGTGCATGATGGCTAATGCTCAATCAGACTTTGCGCCAGATGTGCGCAATAGCGCCTGGTGGAGTGGTGATTCCCGCATGGCTGCCAATGGTCGTGCGGTGGATGCCATACTTACCAAGCAAGGTAAACGGGAAGCGCCAGACCTATCCAATGTCGAAGCGGTGCAGATGGGTCATGTCATGCAACCCGTCATTGGGCGCTTATTTCAAGATAAACATAAGATGGAATTAAAGGAAGCTGACTATGCCCTCACTCACCCCAAACACGATTGGATGCGTTCTCATTTTGATTTCATTAGTGCAGATGGTCGTGTGCTTGTTGAAGCAAAAAACTATAACGCTGGAGTTCGCAATAAGTTTGATGCCGATGCTAATCGGATTCCTGATGCTGATCTTGCCCAACTCATACACGAATGTGCTTGTCATAATATCGATCGTATATTTTTGGCTGTTCTATTTGGTGGAAGCGAATTTGTAACCATTGAGTTTGAGATCACCGAGGGTATGAAGGATGACCTAGTGCAGCGTATGGCTAAGTTATGGGCATATTGCAAGACCGATACCCTACCACCCGCAGAAACCATAGAGCAGACCAAGCTGATCTATCCCAATAGCACCGATGAATCCATTGTTGCAACGCAAAATATTGAGGTAGCAGTAGCACAGCTCAAGCAATACAAAGCCAGCATTAAGGCGCTTGAGGATCAAAGCGAAGCTCTAGAGGTAGCGATCCGTAACACCATGGGCGACAAGGGTGAGATCGTATCCATCTCAGGCGATACCTTAGTAACCTGGAGATCCGCTAAGACATCCAAGCGCTTCTCTAGTGATCTTTTTAAACAAGCCATGCCAGACATTTACGAGCAGTTTGTAATTGAGCAACCTGGTAGCCGTAGATTTTTAGTGAAGTAAAGCCTAATGAAAGGGGATAAGATGAGCAATATTGTCAGCTTTACGGATATGTCGCAGATGGCAGAAGCAATAGCCAAAAGCGGTTTATTCGGGATGAAGGATACCAATAGCGTGTTAGCGCTTATGGCAGTAGCACAAGCGGAAGGTATGCACCCCGCCACAGCAGCACGGGATTTTCATATCATCCAGGGCAGACCAGCATTAAAAGCCGATGCGATGCTAGCTAGGTTTCAAAATGCGGGTGGTAAAGTGGACTGGAAGGACTACACAGATGAAAAAGTTACAGGCGTATTTAGTCACCCCAATGGTGGAGAGCTTGCCGTTACATGGACAATTGAACAGGCAACCAAGATCGGTCTTGTCAAACCAGGTTCGGGCTGGCAAAAGTTCCCAAGGGCAATGCTCAGATCCCGATGCATTTCGGAAGGTATACGATCGGTGTTTCCTGGAAGTGTTCAAGGGTTCTATTCCGTTGAAGAAGTAAGCGACTTTGATGCGCCCAAACCCAAGGATATGGGTAGCATAGTAGTCGATCCTGGTACGGGTGAGATTGATCTAAACACGATCAAAGAGGATATTCCCGATTCAACCCCAGACATTCCAAAAGGTAATTTTGGCAACATGGTTCATAAACTGCACCTATATGTTCCAGGTCAGCAAGAGCCATACGCCACATTCTTTAGCCTTGAGGATTGGATTGAAGGATTCCTGGATCTATTCCAGCGCATCCAGAACTCCACCAAGTATGACGATAAAGAGAAAACCAAGAAGTACAACCAACTACGAGCTGCCAACGATGCCTTTACAAAGACATGGAGTGGTATGCAGACATCTAAGTTTTTAACCCGCATAGCTGAAATAAGGAGAGATTAAATGGCTAATGGACATATCGCCCAAATGGGCAAAGGAGTATTGTTTGGTAATGCTGATAAGAAGCATGAGAAAGCACCCGACTGGAAAGGCACGATGTTGCTGTCTGAGGATTACAAAGCGGGTCAAACGCTCAAGATTGCTGGCTGGACTAAGAACACCCCAAAAGGGCAGCTCATTAGTCTATCCGAGGATAACTGGAAACCACAAAACACCCAGGAATATCCAAGAGAAGTAAACCATGTTAAAGATAGTGATGTTCCATTCTAAGGAGAAAACCATGAAAAAATTAGTTGCGGTAGCCTTACTTGCAATGTTGTCCTTTAGCGTATCTGCCCAGGTTAAATGCGAATCAGATGGGCGTGGTGGTATGTGCTGTTGGGATACCAGAACGCAAGGACCATTTAAGCCTATTGGCTGTTAATGATTGTTCTAGACCTACCCTACCCACCCTCAATCAATAACTACTGGATTGCTAGTGGACACCGCAGATTTATTAGTAAGCGTGGTGTCCTCTTTCGACAATCTGTTATGGAATATGTCATGGACAACGAAGTTCCAAAGCTAGGAGAGCAGTCTTTGAGTGTGCATATTGTGTTAAGACCACGCAGCAAGAAGCTCATGGATATTGATAACTGTGCCAAAGCAATCCTAGATGCTTGCGAACACGCTGCTATTTTTGATTCCGATGTCCAGGTGGAAAAGCTATTGATTGAGCGAGGGCTACCCAAGAAGGGTGGCGGGTGTGTCGTAATGATTGAAGTAATCCCCTCTAGCTCAGAGGAGAATCCGCAAGGATAGTTAGGTAAGGTGCGCCAGCCATCTATTTGGGCAAGCTGGCACTACTAGGGAGATAACGATGAATGTTCCGTACAACACAGGCAAGATTAAGATTGGTAGCAAGTATGTGCCACCGAAGCCAAACTACATGGATGAGGATTCCGAGCTGATTCAGAGTGCCATGTTAGGTTTATGGGCAAAAGAGCGCAGATACGAGATGAAATGGATTGCTTACCTTTTGTCTTTAGCTCTATGTATTTTTATTCTTATGGCTGTCAAGTGATGGACTTCAACGAGCCTGAAGATAGCTTCATGGATGTTGTGTGTAAGCTATTGATTCTATTTATGACTGTATTGATTGCCTTATTAATTGGCTGGATCATCGGCAGAACATGATCTACTTTCTTTCTAGCCTAGATACCTATGAGATTGCCTGGGCAGCAGCAGATCGTTGCAAGTACAAGCGGGATCAGGGCTTAGTCAACTACAAGCGGGTAGACAAGAAGCGGGATAACTACGGCACAGCCAGGGAAGGATTGACGGGCGAGTGGGCAGTCAGCAAGTACCTAGACATTCCCGTAAATCTTGAAAATTATTTGGGGGGTGACCCAGGATGGGATTTTGAATATAAGGGCTTGAAGGTCGATGTCAAGACAACTAGGGCTAAGTACCTACTGTTCCAATCTCACGCCCACTTCAAAGCCGATGTAGCCATTCTAGTGCGCTATCACCAAGACTTTTTAGTGGAGATCCTAGGCGCTATTACACGGGATGAATTTTTTAAGGTAGCCCAGATTAAAAACCTAGGCTATCACGACAACTATGTTGTAACGCAAGATCAACTAACACCAATTGAGGAATTTAAAAATGCAAGAGAACACCAAGAAGCCTAAGATTTTTATAGCTACGCCCATGTATGGCGGGATGTGCGCTGGCTTTTATACCCAGTCAATCATTCAACTGCTGACCACTTGCCAGGCTAATGGCGTGGATGCGGAGTTTAGCTTTATGTTTAATGAGAGCTTGATTACCAGAGCCAGAAACTCGCTTACCCATACCTTTTTAAAGACAGATTGCACCCACCTAATGTTTATTGATTCGGACATTAAGTTTAGAGCAGATGATGTCATCCACATGATCCGAGCTGAAAAGGACATTCTTTGTGGGATCTACCCTAAAAAGGAGATCAATTGGTATTCAGTCAAAGCAGCCATGGATCGTGGTGTGCCATTCGATCAGCTCAAAAGCCATACGGGTAGCTTTGTCGTAAACCTAGTGAACTATGTTGGCGAGGTAACCGTACCCGTTGGAGAGCCAGTCGAGATATTCAATGGCGGCACAGGATTCATGCTAATTAAGCGTGAGGTGTTTGATAAGCTAGGAGAATCAGTACCAAGCTACTCCAATGATGTAGTGGATCTTGGCGGTAAGATGGCGCAGTCTGAGCCAATCAGAGAGTTCTTTACTACTTCCATTGAGCCAGGCACAAACCGATTGCTATCCGAGGATTACCATTTCTGCCGTATTTGGCGGGAATCAGGCGGTCAGGTATTTGCAGCGCCATGGTGTCAGCTAGCACACATCGGCACATATACATTTGAAGGTCAACTCACACCATCGGCATAACCATGAAAATACATACTGTAGAAGGTAAAGATTTAGAGTTCAATGATGAGAACTTAGTAGCGGTGTACCAAGAGAAATATCGCTTGTACGATAAGTTCTTGCCACACCTAGCTAGTTACCTAGAGGGTGCGGTTGTGGATGTCGGTGCAAACTGTGGTGCATTAGCGGTAGCCATGGGCGTGAAGAATCCAGCCCTAGAGTTTGTTTGCATTGAGCCAGAGGATAAGCACCTACTTCACTTGCATAAGAATGTGTTGCAGATTAGCAACAAGGTTCAAGTAGATAAGGCTAAGATCGGTACGCAGTTCAAGATGCTCGATAAGGTTCTTGAGCAGTTTGAAGTCAAGAATATTGGCTTACTCAAGGTGGATGTGGATGGCTATGACTGGGATGTGCTTGATAGCTATTCGTTTACGCAGAAGCCACCCATATTCATTGAGGAAGATTTTAAAGAGCCATGGCAATACGAGAAATACTTTGCCATGAACCAGCGCTTATCCAATCTGGGCTACAACAATATCTGGATGTTTGACAACTTTGGTTGCCTAATTGGATTTACAAAGGACTGGGATGTAGTCAATAGTCTTAATGCGTATGTCAATCGTATGAAAGCTGGACAGTCAGCCATTACATTGTGGTACATGGATTTGCTGCTATGCCAAGACCAGGATGTTGATAATCTAGGTCAAGGCGTAATCAGCTATATCAGCGCTTAGTCTTGCGCTTTGCAGTCTTAGCAGAACGGACAAAGGCTTCCTTGGTTGGATAGCCTTTCTGTCCTGGCTCTTTAGGTGGTAAGCCCTTTTCTCTGCGCTTATTGATGTTGTAGTACAAACCCTTCTTTATCGGCATTTCCATCTCCTTAACGATGCTTTAGCCCTAGTCGCTGGTCCTTTAGCCTTACGCACAACTCCAGACATACGGGCGCAGAATGATGCCTTACGACCTTTTTCAGACTTGGTGCGGGGGTTAGGTGCTGGTGCTTGGAGATTGCTGCCTGTAGCTCGATTTAGCTTGGCTCGACCTTTAGCAGTCAAACCAGCGCCAGCCTTAACAGATAGCTTCTCTCCACGCCCAATAGACAGACTAGGATTCTTCTTCGCCATTAACGCTTCATCTTGCGACCAGAAGCCTTCTTCATAGCATCACGCTTCATAGCTGCATCGGAGTACATACGACCAGCAGCAGCTTCACGCTCACCACCTTCCATCTCCATTTGGCGGGCAGACTTGTTGCGATCCTCAATTGGTTGCAATACTTTTTTGTTTTCCATTATCTAGTTCCTTTTCTCATTTGACGGGGTTTTGGTTTTCCAGCAGTACGCAATGCAATCGCAATTGCTTGCGGTTGTGGGCGACCTTCTTTGACCATTTTGCTAATGTTAGCGGATACGGTCTTATCACTACTACCTTTTTTAAGTGGCATTATTTCACTCCTAAATATTGTTTAACCATGTTTAACAACTCGATCTGCTCAGGACTATATGAGCGTTGAATATCCTCTGGCGACCATTGTTGGAATGGGTACGCTCTAAAGTAACCAGGCAACCCACTCATCTCATACCATTGTTGGTACGGTCTTTTCTCTCCATACTGCTCTTTCTCAAACTCATACTTGTTTTGCATGAACTGTTGCTGCTCTGGAGATAATGACTTTTCAAAACGACCATAATAATCAATCATTTGCGGATCGTTATAAATCATATAGTGCGATGCAATATCGCCTAAGACATCAATTGGTCTAGTCTTTGGATCAAATATTTCAATGCCAGGCTTGCCCATTGGTAAGTCTTTTGGTCTTGGATACTCAGGTGAGCCAACCTCATCTGGGGGGTAATATTCTAAAAATCCTTTACCAGCACCAGGAGAATACTTATAACCAATATCCAAATCTTTTAAAATTGGATATTCTTTTCTAGCTTGCTCTAAAAGCATTGGATCATTCTGTTTAGCAACCATGTCCATAACACCATAGTCCATTGCGGGTGGCGCTAGATCACGGTCTTGCGCAACCATGGTCATCATTTCAGAATCATTAGGCATATTGTCTAGTACCAGTCCGATCAATAATTAAAGCCTGTTGGCGTGGCTTGTCCTCTGGGTTGTTAGGGATCGAGATATGTGTCCAACGGTCAAACTCCCGAATGATTTGATCGTATCCTAAGCCAGCAGCCATCACAGTCTTAACCACCTCATCGGGTGTCATGCCAGGCACACGAATATCGGCTGCACAGCCAATGCGGTGCTGACTAGTATCCTTGCTACCAACGGCATCATTGACTTCTTTGCACCGAAATGCACTATTAATCATTACTGGCTTGCCACCAAGGACAGTCTTTACTTGCTCTAAGAACTTAGCAAGCCTGGCAAGATTGGCTAGCTCATCCGTGTTTGGGGTGTTATCAAACTGCCGATGATCGGTATGGGTTAACTCCTCAAGAGTAAAGTGCAGACTAAGCGGGGTTATCATTTTTCTTAGCTTTCATGTCCATAATCTTTTCTAGGGTGCGACCACCAAAGTAAAAGCTCATAATGAGCATACCCCATTGTCCTAGCAATTCAACATAGTTGTTATTGACTTCGATGTCGGCAGCAGATAATCCAGCAAAACTGGTATAAACCAGCAAAATAAAGATTAAGGTCATTGGTCTAATGTTCTTGGATAGCCAAGAATCGCTACCCATATCCGCTTGCTGGCGCTTAGTTAGTTCTTGGGCTTCAATATTGTCAGCATTAAGTTCGGCTAGCTTGCCCTCTTGTTGCATCTGTAAGAGTTCTTTTTGAGCCTTTGCCTTAGCTTCAGGGTCAGGAATAAATTTATCTAAAACTTTCATCCCAACATCAAATAACGCCATTAATGGAATCATTTTTTACCACCCCATACAATGAAATAAGCTATATATCCCGCAACCAAAAAACACCAGAACTGCACCCACCTTACTTTTGACAGCTCGGCATCAAAGTAATCTTTGTCTGCCTTTTCTAACTTCTCAATCTCGGTCTTAATCTGGATTAATTTATCCCATTCCTTAGTACCGTACTTCTTTACAAAATCTACCCTTAATTTGTACTCCTCATCCGATATTTGCTTACGGTGTTTGTACTCCTCAAGGGCTTTATATATCGCCCGTTCCTTCTTAAACTCTGCTTCTCTGCGCTCACGAATCTTTGCTTGCGCTCTTTGTCTTGCTACATCGACTGCTTCCTTCTGTACTTCTTCAATGTTCTTGCCGATCTCACGACCAGCTTCTCGCCCTGTCTTTATCCCCTCGCTGATGCCTTTAGCACCAGCAGATAACCCCAGTTCGTCTGACATACATCATTACAAGCCTTCGCCTGGCGTAATGTATAACTCTGCATTATTGTGCGGAGCAATAATTCGAACATACAAAGTTCTAGTAGGGCTGACTTGTGGACCAGTAAATACTTTTTCTGCGTATGGTGGAATAGCCACTACTGGTGCACCACTAGAAGTTGGAATGGTGGCTGTAATATTTGCAGTTTCACCATAAGCAACAAACACAGGATAATCTTTACTTGTGTTAAAGACTAAAAATTGGTTTACTGGGCTAACAGCAGTAATTGAAACTACAGCTCCTTGAGTGTTAGCAGAAGCAGCAACAGCAACTACGCAATTCCCCATTGGTTGAAATGCGATGTTGTTAGCCATTAGATAATGTCCTTCCCACCAGCGTTGCCAGGCTTAGATGTTGGCGACTTACGCTGATCTGGGCTACCAGAAAAGCATTGCATCGACATATAGCCCATTGGGTTGGTGCGACTTGGCTTGCCACGCATCATTGCATCGGTAATCGTGGTAGAGCGCATTGGCTTACCAACAGAACTACGGGGTTCATTCTTTTCCTCGGAAAGTTCTTTATTGAGATATTCTTTCATCAGGTTTTTCATTTGTTTCTCTCTTTCGTGTGTTGAGTAGAAGATAGCTGAAAAGGCAGAAAAACGCCATAGTTCCCAGTCTTTCCAGAGTTGGTTCGTACATTGTCCAGCAAGCTAGACTGAACGATAGTGCTAGCGCCAGAATCACCATCAAACGGTCTGAGATGACCTTTAATGCTAAACGAATAAGTGCTACTGCTTCCATGTGTATCCCCTGAGTGATTAAACAAGTTCATAGTTTAACCTTCCTCATCATCTGTTGCAATAAACCCACTACCCCATTCATCGTCAGAAATCTTTTGTTTCAGCTTTTCTATATTAATGGCACGATCTAGCACCTTGCACTTGTCAGTCAGACTAGCCATCGGATCAGCCATAACATCTGTCAATAGCTTTTCAATGGCGGTTTCAAGTTCTGGGTTTAAGCCCTTTTGTTTCTTAGCCATTAGTCAACAATCTTTCCTACGCCATACGCCAAACCAGTACCAGCAGCACCATAACCACCCCACTTATAGGCAGCTCTTAGTAATGCGCCTTTAGCTTGTTCGGCATCTTTAACAGTCTTAGAAATAGCATCAATTTCAGACCTAAATGCTCGATAGGCTTGCTGGTCAATAATCTTGTTATTGAGGAAGCTCTCAGATAAAGACTTGCCCAACGAGATAATTTGGTCTGGATCTTTAGCAACCGTTAGATTGGATTCAAAAGTCCTAAAGGTATCTGCTAAACGCTTCTGTTCTTCAGCAGTTCTAACCTCTGTTTTAGCTATTTGTGTTGCTGCCGTACCACGCTTTTCAGCAGTTCTCAGATTAACGGCATAGCGCTCGGCATCTGCCAAGGCATTGGTTTCCTTGAGCATGGCACGATTTTGACGGATAAAGTTTTCAACCTCTTTAGCTGATCCTTTACTTTCTAGCTGCGCTGCAAAAAACCGTTTTGCTTGGGATTCTGCCAATTGGCGGTTATTGCCTAAAGCACCGACTAAAGCATCGTAGTTTTCTCTGGACTTAAATACTGCGCCTGGTAGGTCTTTAGCTGCGTAATTAAAGAAGTTTGTGCCAGGAGTGGGTAATTGTTCTCCAGTAAGCACCTTTCCTACTTTGCTTTGGAACACCCGTAATGGCTCAGAATCCTTCTTGTACTGAGTTAAAAACTTCTCAATACCAGGAGAAAACTCTTTCATAATGGATTCAATGCGCTTTGCTAGTTGACCAGCCATTTGCTGACCAATTGCATCGTATCCTTCTGCTGGCAAGCCTAAAGCACGGTCATTCAAGAATCGTCTTGCTGTTTCCAATCCTTCAAAGCTGGCTGCTGGTCTGCTTACCACCTCTCCAGCTTCATTGACAACTGTACGATCTAAGAAGCCACGAACCTTTTTTAGCTGATTAGCAACCTCATCGACTGGCACATTAGTTAAACCCGTAACTGGGTTTTTAATCATTGCATCAATTTCTTGCAAAGCATCGTTGTAAGCCTTAGTAGACTGTACAGTTTCTCCCGCTGCTTCACGCTGGAACGCATTGCCAAAAGCATCTTGCTTTAATGTTTGTGCATTGGCTTCCCGCCTAGCTTTTAAATTATCTAAGACACGGGTGGTAGCACCACGGATCTCATCACCAATTTCTTGGGTAGTTTGTGCGATTGGTTTAAACCGACCAGCTTCTTGGGCTACACGCATACCAGGTAAATTTCTAGCTGCCAGCTCAGTTTCTCTAGCTTGGCGCTGTGCAGTAGATTCGGCTGCGCCAGCTCTTTGCTCGGCAAGAGTAGCTTTTTGACCAGCAGCACCAGCTTCAGATCCAGCCTGTTCTGTCAATCGTCTTTGTAAGTCAGCGGTCTGCTCTCTAGCTTTAGCGCCCAATTTAAAAGATTCTGGGATGATAGATAGCTTATCAATGCCTAGCGTTTTCGCCAAAGCGCCACCACCTTTAATTGCCATCTGAGCGCCTTTTGCCAAAGCAGCTTCACCAAATGGCGCAAGTACCATCCCTGTATAACGCTCCGAAGGAGGTATTTTCTCAAGTTGGCTTTCAATCTTTTGTTCTTCACGCTCTGCTCCAGCAATACGCTTACCTAAGTATTTAGGGCTTGTAACCATGCCAATAAATGCTTGCTGTGGAGTAATCGCAAAA